TTGATGAATTCACAAATTTCTTCGGTGGAACTTCTCCAGAAAAATTTATAAATACACAAATTCCAAAGTACGAAGCGGCTTATATTGCTAAATCATACTTACAACAATCTAACCAATTATTCGTAACAAGAGTGTTAGGATTATCTGGTTACGACGCAGGACCATCTTGGTCTATCACCACAAAAGCGAATGTTAACCCGACAACGGTTGATTTCTTTTGTGAAAGTGCAACTACAGTTAATTGTGTTACTGAATGTATAGACTTTAAAACTATAAACTATTCTGTTGAATTTTCAGCGTGTACTAATAGTATTAACACTGTTAGTTTTACAAACACATCTAGTTTACCATCTGAAATATCTTCAATTTTGTATGAACCTTACGAACAATTTGATGGTTCAATGTCAACATTGTTTGATGATATGTCAAGTCAAATTTTTGATATCGTTTCAACACCGGCTAAAGAAGACACTTCAATTAATTATTATGGTGCAATACCAACTAGTGTTTATTCGGGTTTAAGTTCAGTATATACTGGTGAAACTAATGTTTACGGAGTGGATAATGTAAGTTCAAATTTATGTAATTATTCAGCACCTCAAAATGACCCTTGGTATTACTCATTATTTGATAATGTTGGTAATGCTTCTTATACAGGATTTTCATTTTGGTCTGTTGTTACAGGATTAACATTGACACCAATAATTACAACAACAACATCAACTTCAACGACGACATCAACAACAAACCCTTGTACAACAACAACATCAACATCAACTACGTCAACAACAACAGCAAAACCTGTTAATTGTTATACAGGTACATTGATTGGGGTGATTTATATTTATTCGGGTACGGCATATACAGATTATGATGACTTAGTTGTTGCAACACTTCGTTCAAGAGGATTGTCAACATATGGTTTGGAAAATGGACCTGTTTATGAAGTTTCGGGTTTAACGGATGTTAGTTTAGATTGTACCGGGACATATTCAGGTGTAACTAAGAACCCATTTTCAACTTTTGGTGTTAATATTACAAGTAAAGATGGTGACCAATATTTCTTTGAAACATCATTATCAAATTCAGATTCAAAATATATTAGTAAAGTGTTTGGTTCAACTAACTTCTCAAAACCAAGAACAGTAGTTCCATTATTTGTTGAAGAAAGATTCCAAGCTTTATTAACGAATGCTTGGAGAATGGGTTATATTAGAGGTTTAAATTGTGAATTAACAGCTTTACCTGATGCTCGTCAATCGATTGACCCAACATCAATAGCTTTTTACTTAGAAAAATTCCAATCACCGGTTTCTCCGTGGGTTGTTTCAGAATTAAGAGGTAATAAAGTTTATAACTTATTTAAATTTACAACTATTGCAGATGGTGATTCAGCAAATATTGATATTAAAATATCAATTGCAAATATGTCATTTAACAATGGTACTTTTGATGTATTAATTAGAGATTTCTTTGATACTGATTCATCACCTGTTGTTCTTGAAAAATACACTAATTGTAGTATGAACCCTCAAGATAATTCATTTGTTGGTAAAAAAATTGGTAGTTTAGATGGAGAATATCCTTTATTGTCAAGTTATGTTATGGTTGAAATTAACGAGGATGCACCAATAGATGCTCTTCCTTGTGGATTCTTAGGATACGATTATAGAGAATATGCTGGTGTAAGACCACCATTCCCATTAATTAAATCTAAATATTATTATCCTGGTGAAGTAGTTTATAATCCACCGTTTGGGTTAGCTTCAGGAGCGGATGATTCAACAACAAGTGCTGGTGATAATGTAAGAAGAACTTATTTAGGTATTTCAGATACTGAAGGTATTGATGTTGATTTCTTCCAATATAAAGGAACTCAACTTCCTTTAGATATTTGTAATGATACTGAAGGTAATCCTTGGAATTTTAGAACAAGAGGTTTCCACATGGACAAAAACGCAAGTGGTATTACAATTCCAAATATATTTGTAACAAGTGGTACTCCGGCATTCTTTTGTGGTGACGCACCATTTACATCAGACCCTGATAGTGAACTTAACCCTTATTATAGAATTTACGCACGTAAATTCACATTCTTAGTAAAAGGTGGTTTTGATGGTTGGGATATCTATAGAGAATTTAGAACAAATAAAGATGAGTTTATGTTAGGTAGAAAAGGTTATTTAAATGGTTCCTGTCCTACTATCAAATATCCTACGGCATCAGGTTGGGGAGCATTTAAACAAATTATTGTTGCTGGTAACACTCAAGATTGGGCAAACACCGATTATTACGCTTATTTATTAGGTCAACAAACATTTGCGAATCCTGAGGCGGTAAACATCAATGTGTTTGTAACACCGGGTATTGATTATGTTAATAACTCTAATTTAGTTGAGAGTGCTATTGATATGATTGAATATAGTAGAGCGGATTCGTTGTACGTATGTACAACTCCTGACTACAATATGTATGTTCCGTCAACAGGTAATCAATTAGATTTTATTTACCCACAAGAAGCTGTAGATAATTTGGCAAATTCAGGTATTGACTCTAACTATACCGCTACTTATTACCCTTGGGTGTTAATGAGAGATACTGTTAACAATACTCAGATTTACTTACCGGCAACTGCTGAGGTAACAAGAAACTTAGCGTTAACGGATAATATTGCATTTCCTTGGTTCGCTGCGGCGGGTTACACAAGAGGTATCGTAAACGCTGTTAAAGCGAGAGTTAAATTGACACAAGAGAATAGAGATACTTTATATCAAGGTCGTTTAAATCCAATCGCAACGTTCTCTGATGTTGGAACTGTAATTTGGGGTAATAAAACTCTTCAAGTTAGACAATCAGCTCTTGACAGAATCAACGTAAGAAGATTATTACTTCAAGCACGTAAATTAATATCGGCAGTTTCTGTTAGATTATTATTTGAACAAAACGATGCTAAAGTAAGACAAGATTTCTTAGATTCTGTTAACCCAATATTAGACTCTATTAGAAGAGATAGAGGTCTTTATGATTTCCGTGTAACTGTTTCGTCTGACGCAGCTGATTTAGACAGAAATCAAATGACTGGTAAGATTTATATCAAACCAACCAAATCGTTAGAATTTATAGACATTACGTTCTATATTACTCCAACCGGAGCTTCTTTCGAGAATATATAATTAATAAAATTATGACCCATTGTAATAGTGGGTCATAATTAAGCCTTATAACAAAAATATGTTAAAAAATAAAATAATTGAAGGAATTGACGAGGAAGGTGCTCCGGATGAGAAGTATTACGCTTTTGATTGGGACGATAATATAGTTTCAATGCCAACTAAAATAATCTTAAAAGATGAAGATGGTGATGAGGTTGGAATGTCAACTGAAGATTTCGCAACTTATAGAGAAATTATAGGTAAGGAACCATTTGAATTTGATAAACACACCATTGTTGGATTTTCAGAAGACCCTTTTAGATATTTCGGGGTTAAAGGTGATAAACAATTTATTGTTGATTCTATGTTAGCAAAACCGGGACCGGCTTGGGCTGATTTTGTTGAAGCAATTAATAATGGGTCAATTTTTTCTATAGTTACTGCGAGAGGGCACACACCATCAGTATTAAAAGAGGCTTGTTATAATTATATTGTATCAAACCGTAATGGAATTAATTCAACTGAGTTAGTTAAAAATTTAGAAAAATATAGAGATTTAGCTGATGAAGAAAATGTTTCTAAAAAGGAGATGATTAGAGAATATTTAGATTTATGTAAATTTTATCCTGTAAGTTATGGAGAAGGTTCCGCAACAAATCCGGAAGAAGGGAAAATTAAAGCTTTAAAAGAATTTGTTCAATATGTTAAAGCAATGTCTCAACATATTCAAAAAAAGGCGTTCTTAAAAAATAAAATAAATAATTATTTTGTTCCTAAAGTAGGTTTTTCAGATGACGACATAAAAAATGTGGATGTAGTAAAGAAACATTTTGAGCAAGACCCAGAAAATATTATTAAAACTTATTCAACAGCAGGAGGAATAAAAAAAGAATATTAAATACTTATAATAAAATAGAATTAAATAAAAAAAAACTAGTTAAAAAAAAACTAGTATTAAATAAACTAGACTGGATTATAATTATAATAAATTAAATTCTAAAAGTCAAGATAAATATTTTTTAAATAGAGATATTTATTAAATAAAGATAAATAAAATAAAATTAAAAACAATTTGAAATGGCTGATTTATTAATGAAAATGCCCATACCTTACGAACCTAAAAGACAAAATAGGTTTATTCTACGTTTTCCTTCAACATTAGGAATTAATGAATGGTTCGTAGAATCGGCAGCAAGACCACATATAACAATTAATCCTGTTGCGATTCCATTTTTAAACACTGAAACATATGTTGCAGGTCGTTTTACATGGGGTACAATTAACGTTAAATTTCGTGACCCAATTGGTCCGTCAGCGTCACAAGCTCTTATGGAGTGGGTACGTTTATGTGCTGAATCAGTTACCGGACGTATGGGATATGCTGCGGGATATAAAAAGAATATTGACCTTGAAATGTTGGACCCAACAGGTGTTGTTGTGGAAAAATGGATATTAGAAGGGACTTTCTTATCTGATGTTAATTTTGACGCTTTAGGGTATAGTCAAGATGCTTTAGCAACTATTTCTACAACATTACGTATGGATAGATGTATATTAGTTTACTAAAATAATATTTTATATTTAAATTTAAGAATCCACATATCAAAAATATGTGGATTTTTTATTAACTATTTATAAAAAAAAGTATACAATTATTATTTATAATAAAAACAAATTTATATGGATGAGAGTTTAATTAATGCAGGAACAGAAAATTTCACATTACCACATGATGTGGTATCATTACCTAGTGGTGGAATTTTTTATAAATCTAAAAGAAAATCGGTTAAAATCGGTTACTTAACAGCGTCTGATGAAAATTATTTAATTGGTGCGCTAGCGGGTAAAGAAAATGTGGTATTAACTTTATTACGTAATAAATTATATGAACATGATTTACGTCCTGAAGAACTACTTGATGGTGATGTTGAAGCTATTTTGATATTTTTAAGAAATACTTCGTTTGGCGCTGAATACACAGTTAATTTAACTGACCCACAAACTAACAAATTATTTACTCATACTGTTATATTGGATGAGTTAAATATTAAAAAAACCCAAAATCAACCGGATGAAAATGGATTTTTCTTAACTAAATTACCTAAAACAGGTATTACTGTTAAATTAAGACCAACAACTTTCTATGATACTATTGAGTTAGATAAAATGGTTGAACAATATCCTGCAGGAAGACAGGCACCAAGAATTACTTGGAAATTACAAAAACAAATTGTTGAAATTGATGGGGATAACGATAGAGGTAAAATAGCTATGTTTGTAGATACTTTACCAATTATGGACTCTAAATACATAAGAACTTTTTTAAGGGAGAATGAACCGTCATTGGACCTTAAGAGAACAGCAAACGCCCCGTCAGGAGAACTGGTATCTTTCGAGATAACCTTTGGGGTGGAGTTTTTTCGGCCTTTCTTTTAACTATCGGCAACTTCTAATTGAGGAATATTACTTGATGGCTAAATTTATAAGGACTTCTTATAATGATTTCAACGAGATGCCCACTTATGTTAGAAAATTTTTAATAAACAGAATAATAGAAGATAATACACCAAAGACGTAAATTAAAATATGTCTTTGGTGTATTTATTTATAAAAGAAATTTAATATGCAAGATGCTGGAAGTAATTTAGAGGCTAGTGAAAAAAAAGGTAAGGATATTCTTAAGTCGTTAGGAGATGCTTTAGAAAGTAATTTTAGTGTTGATGCGGTTGGTAAGGTTGTTGCACAACTAGATGCGGGGTCAAGTGAACTTTTAAAACAATTTGGTCTTGGTCAACAAATGGCTCAAACATTAAGTGCAACAATGGCGGATGCAGTTAGTAGTGTTAGAGTTTTAGGTGGTGATATCAAAGATGTAATTGAGACTCAAAAAGAGGCGTCATCAGCTTTAGGTAGAAATGTTGTGTTATCTGCTGAAGTAAATAAAGACCTTTACGCAACAATGAAAGTTACTGGTGAACAAATTGGTCCATTAGTTAAAGGATTTAAAGATGCGGGATATGGTGCGGGACAAGTCGCTAAGGAAATGAAAAATGTTGTGGATATTGCTGCTCAATCAGGTGTTAATGCACAAAAAGTGTCTTCAGCTGTTTTACAAAATATGGACTCTCTTAGTAAATATAATTTTGAAGGTGGTGTATCAGGTTTAGCAAAAATGGCGGCACAAGCGGCTATGTTAAGAATTGATATGAAAACAACGTTAGGTTTTGCTGAAAAAGTTTTTGACCCTGAAGGTGCTATTGAAATGGCGGCAGCTATGCAAAGATTAGGTGTTACTCAAAGTAGTTTACTTGACCCGTTAAAATTAATGGACTTAGCTCAGAATGACCCCGCTGAATTACAAAATCAAATGGCGGAGATGGGTAAATCATTTACTCAATTAAATGAAAAAGGTCAATTTGAAATTATGCCGGGAGCAAAACGTCAAATGAGGGAGTTAGAGAAGGCGATGGGATTACCCGCAGGTGAATTGGCAAAAATGTCTTTGGCAAGTGCGGAGTTAGAGGATAAAATGAGTAAAATTCGTTTTCCTGAGTTACCTGAGTTAGACGAAAAGATGCAAAAGACGATAGCCAATATGTCTGAAATGGGTGCTGGAGGTAAATATGAGGTACAAGTAACTGACCCAGAAACAGGAAAAACAGTTGCAAAGGCTATAGATGAATTAAATGCTACAGATGTTGCAAATCTTGAAAAAATGGCTAATACCGCTCCAAAAACTATGGAGGAGTTGGCTAAAGACCAATTATCTACGTTGGTGTCTATTGCTGCCGACATTAAATCATTGGCTGATAAACCGGGATTAGCTCTCGCCGGTAGTAAAAGTATGACTGGTGTTCAAAAATATACTAGAGCAGCAACAACAAGTGCAAGAAAAGTTCTATCACCAAAAGAATTAGACTCAAAAAATCTTAGAGGGACAATTGATACAGGGATTGATAGAAGTTTAGACACTCTTAAAAGATTAACAGATGGTGAAATAACAGCTGCTGAGGCTAGAAAGGAAGTTGGGGAAAATTTATCAAAGTTAAATACATTGATTAAATCAGCATTTCAAACAGGAATGAATACCGCTAAAGAAGAACAAGAAAAGTTAAATAAAGATTTTCCTAATGTTGCCCGAATGGAACAATTGATGAAAAATGATTTAAGAGCCACCTCTAGTGCTAAAAAACAATCATCGGATGCTAATCCAACAAATGTTAAAAGAGATATTAGTAATGTTAGAAATACGTCAACAATGTCGACTAATGAACAACAAAGTTCAAATAGTAATACAACAAAAACACCAATTGAAATCACTTTAAATCATAATGTTGATTTAAAGACTAATGGTAATGTAGATACTAATCAAATTGTTATGGCACTTAAGAATACGGATGTTCAACAAGGTATTGTTATGGCGATAAAAGAGGGAATGTTTAGTAATGGTTTATTGGCTCCAACGGCAAACAAAACACAGTTAATGAACTCTAATTTAAGTTCAACATTAACAACATAAAATAAAGTACAATCTATTTATAGATAAATTAGAATATATGGCAGAGAGTTCATTATCATTTGCGTCCACGTCTTCCTTTAGAAATTCTCTAATGGCGAAAAACTTGGCACCTTATAGTGTTCAAGGAGTGTACACCCCACCGGCAAATCAAGTTAATTACGAAACCATTTTAGGTGTAAGTAATGTTATTGATTCACCAGGTGAGTTAATAACGAATGACCCATATGGTAATTTATTATATCCATTAAACGAATATGGACCTAATGGTGGGTATAATTTAGAAATTAATTTTAACGGACCTCCTTTACCTGTAAATTCAAATCAGGGGGAATATAACCCCAACGACACAGCGTTAGACTTACTTAATGAATTTTTTATTGATGCTGCTTATATTCAAAATGGGTATGGACCGTCGGGTGGTTATAATGATTTAGTTATTATAACAGATGTTGAAAATAACAATAAGATATATCAACCTTATTGGGAACCACCAAGTTTTGCTCCATCAACTTATTCGCCTTATAATATTTTATTATCAAATAATCCTATTGGAAGTAATGGGTTGCTATCTCAGGATTCTTTTATTGCGAGATTTGGAGCTCTTGAATTAAATTCGTTATTGAAAAAAAGAATTGATGCTGAATTATTTCAAAACACATTAGGTCAAATAAATTTACAATCTCTACAAGACCCGTTTGAGATTAGTATGATGTTGTCAGGTCAACAACCTTTAATTTATAAAAATTGGAAGATTACAGTGCCTGAAAACCCTGTTGTTGCCGCTGCCGACTTCTTAACAAGATTGGCGGGTGCTTATTGGCCAGTTTCATTAATACCGGGAGATTATTTCAATGATAATAACGAAAATAGTCAAACACAACAAACATCAAATGCTTTAAGTACTGTTAATCAATTAACAGGTGGTTTATTAGGTCCAATATTAAATCTTAGTAGAGGTGGTTCACAAATATTTTTAGCCAACACAGGTAACGGACAAAGGTCAGTTTTATTTGCAAATATTAATTATAATAGATATCAACCATCATACGATAAAGATTATGGTTTATTATTTGGGGTTGCTCAAGGTCTTGTTAATTTATTAGTTCCAAATATTAATCCGGGTAATGGTACATTAGTTGGAGGTTATTATGTTGGTAATAGAACATCTGAACCTTCTTACATTACATCACCCCCAAATCAAATACCGGTTAACGCATTTGGTCAACAAGACCCTTCACCTGTATATGGTCCATCAGAGATGGGTATTTTATATGAAGGTAATGAATCAACACTTAACAATTTTGGTTTAGGAGGTAAGTCCTATAGTGACGGTGGGGGTATTGACGGAGGATTTGTTTGGGTATCTCCAAAATATAAAGCCAATGCTGGATTCAGAGCGATACCGGGTGGTGGTTCCGGAACTATGGATGAGGACTATCAATTGGTTAGTGGAAACATCACTAGAGATGAATCAACAAACATTGAATTTAAATCAACATCAATATTAGACCAAACTCAAAGATTAATTGATTCGGCTGATAGTGTTACGGGTATTGCTCGATTGAAACACGTTGGTAACGCAATGAATCAGATTAGTAAGGTATTCAATGATGGTTATAAAGAAATTACTAAAGGTTCTCAAGTTTTATCGTATACTGATAATACAACAGGTGGGGCTGCCGGTATTGAATATTGTAGAGTTTTCACAAAAGATAATCCTTATTACGCATATAATGATTTACAAAAAACAGATGGTATAACTACATCAGGTAGAAGATTTACTCATTCTGTTTTGGATAACACATATAATTTGAATATTACTCCATTAAGAAATCCGGGCTCAACAAACATTATTGCGAATAATGTTAATGGAACGGGGGGATATGCTAAAAAATATATGTTCTCAATTGAGAATTTAGCTTGGAGAACATCAAGTAGACCTGGATTTACTTATGATGAATTACCTGTTTGTGAGAAAGGTCCAAATGGTGGTAGAGTTATGTGGTTTCCTCCGTATGATTTAAAGTTTTCAGATAGTAGTACTGCTAATTGGAATGATACTTCTTTCTTAGGTAGACCTGAACCAATTTACACATATAAAAATACAAGTAGAACAGGGAGTTTAAGTTGGAAGATTATTGTTGATAGTCCATCTGTAATGAATGCTGTTGTGGAAAAACAATTAAAAGGACAAAATAAAGAAAGGATTAATTCAATTATTGATTCATTTTTTGCTGGTTGTGTTAAGTATGATATTTATGAATTGGCGTTAAAATTTAATACTATACCAACAAAGGATTTATATACGTATCAAGAGATTTTAAGTAAACCAAATTTAACGAATGAAGAATTAAAAAGTGTAAGTGCTAGTATTCCAAGAGAAAATTCTGTAACTCAAGGAGGTGCGGGAACGCCTGGTGATGCAACAAATAGTACGACAAATCCGGATACTTCAATTGACGATTTCAAAAAGAATTATTCTCAGTTAGCGTTTTATTTTGATAATGATATTCCTGACCCAAACTCAAAAGGTGTTGTTTCTTCAGTTCCTTATAATGAAACATATGAAACATATACTAGTGACGGAAATATTAAAACATATGTTGATACTGCAAGCGCAATTTTTAATGTTGGTGTTACTAATAGAAATGTTGGGGAGTTCTTTACTAATATTGTTAAGGATAATTATAAAAAAATTGCACTTAATGATAAAAACTTCATTGTTGACGCTTATAACATATTAAAAGAAAAAAAAGGTACTATAAATATTCAGATGGTTGGTTCAGCATCAGCAACTGCTAGTGTACCGTATAACACAAATTTATCTAAACGAAGAAATGATTCGGTTATCCAATTTTTGAAAGAGTATAAAATAGGTGAAGCTAATTTAGCACCATTTTTTGAAAATGGAACTTTACAAATTACATTACAAAGTGGTGAAGGTGAAAAAATATCTATTCCTCAAAGTGAGTCTGGTACGGGAACGCAAGTTGAATGTACTAAAAATGTTGTATCATCATCGGGTACAGATGTTTCTAACAAAAAAGCTGAGACATATTCAACAGATGCTATGGCATGTAGAAGAGTTAAAATTAATAGTATTGCAATTGCACCAATTGCTCCAACAACTATAGTAAAACCACCTGAAAAGGCGGAAATAATAACGCCTGAAGTGACCAATACAACAATTAATACGATTAAACCTGTTCAGACAGTTACAATTGAACAAAAATTAAAAGAAGGTATTGGGAAAAGAATTATTAGACAATTATTAACTGAATGTGACTATTTTGATGTTATTAAAGAAACTAATCCTATGGTATATGGGTCTATAGCGGATAAAATTAAATTTTTCAATCCCGCTTTTCACTCTATGACACCTGAAGGTTTAAATTCTAGACTTACATTTTTAAATCAATGTGTTAGACCTGGTGAAACAATTCCTGTGATAGGCGCGGACGGTAAACCAAAATATAATGATGCGGTTAATACTTCATTTGGAGCGCCACCGGTATTAGTATTGAGAATTGGGGATTTCTATAACGGAAAAATAATTCCAAAAACAATATCATTTACATATGAACCATTATTGTTGGATATGAATCCGGAAGGAATTGGTATTCAACCGATGTTAGCTAACGTAAATTTAAGTTTTGATATGATTGGTGGTATGGGACTTGCTAGACCTGTCGAACAATTACAAAACGCGTTGTCATTTAATTTCTACGCAAATACTGAAATTTATGATGAAAGGGCTAAATGGACAGAAGATACTTCAGCGTTAGATGCTACATTAATCCAATCAATATTAAATGCTCAACCACCGGTTACTGTTAATAATGTTCAAAATGAAATTACTAATGATGGTGGAAATACTATTGGTGACATATTAACTAACATTCCGGTTACTAGTGGTCAAACAGGGGAAATTACCTATATGAGTATTATGGATAAAATATTAGATGCTACGAAAGAATATTATACAAATGTTTTAAATCAAAGTGATAGTATTGTGAAATCATACAATTATGGTGTGTGGCAATTAATAACTCAGGATAGATTGTATACTTCGGGAGAAATAAGTTTAAATTCTAGTAGTATATTAGCTCCAATTTATGGAAAACCGGAAGGTGTTGAAACTAAAGTGGATTCATTATTTAGTACATTTATATCAGATATTAATGCTGATAATCCAACTAATCAAAATTATATAATATCAAGATTAGTGGGTTATAAATTTACAGATGCGACAATTCAACGAGTTAAAACAAATATGAATCAATATATTACCACATTAAAAGGGGGTTATAGTAGTGGTTTATTCACTAAAATTCAAGAAATTGTAATATTAGAACAAAGTATGGTTCAAATTATTAGAAAAATAAATTTAGTAACAACTAAAACGGATGGTAAAATTTTAGACACCGGGATTCCTCGTGTTTATACTATTTCAGGTACAACCGAAGTTAATACCGCTAGTCTTGGGTCTCCATTAGACACATATCAAGAATTGTGTGATGACTATCGTTTAGTTGGTATTAGATTAGACGATTTTAATGTGTTAATGGATGCTGAAAAAATAATTACAACAGTTACTGTACCATATGAAGGTCCTGGTGAATTTGAACCAATTTCAAAAGATTTTGCAACAGCGTCAGTTCAGGATAAAAGACAATTTATGGTAATGGCTCAAATATTTAATGATAAAAATAAATTAACACAATTTAAGAATGCTATCATTAGCGGAGAATTAAAAAGTGATAATAAATTAGTTAGAAAATTTAATAATATTTGTGATGATTTTGCCGATTTAACTAAAAAAGAATTAATTGCTGAAGAAAAATTTATTAAAACGATTAAAGGAAAAGAATCTTATTTAAAATTTGTAAATCAACCGGCTTATCCTAAAGGTAAATTGAGAAAGTTTACTTATACTACGGTTCCTGACCCTGCAACTGAAACACAACAAAAAACAGATATTGCTAATTTATATAAAACTGTAAATGTTAATAATGATAAATTAACGTTTGATGGTAAAATAAAATTTGATTAATTATGGGTACTAAAGATTATTATAATAGATACAATAATTTTATCGTTAATGGACAACAAACAGTTGTACCATATATTGCTCTGCCAAGTAAATCTACAGACAAAAGATATATTTTTAAAGTTGCTCAATCTAGATTAGATAAAGTTTCTCAACAATATTATGGTAGTCCTTTCTTTAGTTGGTTAATATTACAAGCAAATCCACTATATGCTGGTCAAGAGTGGAATATCCCCGATGGGGCTATCTTGACAATACCCTATCCTTTAATAGCGTCTTTACAGGATTACAACAATGACCTAGAAAATTACTTCTTTTATTATGGTAGATAAATCGGAAAATATATTAGTTGAGTTTGATTATAATAACATATCAATCATTGACCCAAATAAAGTTATAGATAATGACGGAAAAGTACAAGAACGATATGTTAAGCAGGAAAATTTAGTAATGTATGCTAATTTGGAGTGTAAAGTTTTACCTCGTACCAAATTAGCACTTGGTGTTGCAAATAACGACCAAGTACAAACAGTTTCAATAGCCACTATTAATTTTTTAAAACCGGGTGATAAAACATTTCTAGATAATTCGTATACAGATGAATTAACCGGTAAAGATACGATAAAAGGTAATGGTGTAAATCAACCAAAACTAACATCAGTTTCAAACCCAAATAAAAGTAGCGATTTTTACATTAGACAAACTATTAATTCAGGGGGTAAACAAGCCTCAGTTGATAATGGATTGTTGGGTATTACATCAATTAATATTAGACAAGGTTTAGATTTTTTACCTTCAATCACTATTGAATTAGAAGATGTTAAAGGTAGAGCCATGTTTGAGGCGGGTGATAATTCACCATACGCCGCATTTTTTAATTTACCATATCCAATGTTTCAATTAACAATAAAAGGGTTTTATGGTAAAGCGGTTAAATTAAAATTAATGTTACAAACATTTTCAACTAGATATGACACATCTAATGGAAATTTTAAAATTAAATTACAATTTTTTACTTACAAATATACATTGTTAAGTGAGGTACCTATGGCGGCATTAATTGCTGTCCCACATATGTATCAATCTAGAGTTAATATACAAACAGTTAAAGGGGGTTCTAGTAATTTTTCAAACGTCCAAGATTCTATTGTTTCAAGAGGGTATCAAAAAGTTAGAGAGTTATATAGTGAATATAAATCAAAAGGTATGATACCTGATGATTTTCCTGAAATTACTGTTGTACAAATGAAAAATAGGATTGAAAATTTTATTAAAAATATTTTATCTTCATTTTCACAACAAAATTTAGACCCATTAACTTATGTTGAAGAATATCAAAGATTGTTGGGTAATTTAGATAAGGATGTTTATGCCGGTGCCGGAACTTCATGGTTTTATACATATATGGATACTGAAAATTATTTAGTTATGAAAGGTGTTAATGGTGTTAATGGAATTACTGAAGGTAGTAAGGTGTATACATTTAAACCTGAAATAAATACTGCTACAAAAAGAGATGCCGCTTTGGCTAAACTACAAGGTATTATTAGTGAAGCTCAAGAAAAAATGGATAAAAATCCTGTTTGTGGTGTTAATGGTAAATATACCATTGATGGTAAAACAAATACTGATTCAAAAGTACCATTTAAAATTAAACCAAGTATATTTCCCGTAGAACCAAAAGAAAACGATGTTAATGTTGAAGAAACCTATCGTCAAAGAAAAAAATTATCAACACAACCAACACCATTACAACTTCAGGAATTTAAAAATCAACTAGCAACTGAAGGAATTTTTAATTCATTAGTGATAGTAAATAAAAAAGGTTCTGAAGAAAAAAAATTCCTATTTTATATATTTGAGGGTAAAGATAGATTTGAAGATTTAATTAATCAAATGGCTACACTTGTTAAAAAAGCTAAAGAAAATATTCAAGAAGAATTAACAGAGGCTTTAACTAATTTATTACAAAAGAAAGATAATGGTATTGGATTTGTTCCAAATATTAGAAATGTATTGGCGGTTATTTTTGCAAATGGTGAAGCATTCCTAAGATTAATGGATGATGTTCATGTACAAGCTTGGAATTTAAATGATACACAAATTAAAGCCAGAAGAAACTCAATTTTAAATCCTGAAACAGCAAATGCTTCTGTAGATAATTTAACATCTGGTGATAATAAAACATTACCAATATATCCTTGGCCTCAAATGTTGACAGCGACTTCAGGTAAAGATGGTCGTGAAAAATTTGAATTAACTTATCCGGGAGATAAAAATGTTATAAGTCAAACTAAAGCGTATTTAACAGATTTATGGCCTGAAGTTGAATTTGTTGAAGAATTTATTAGAGCAACAACTCAAACAGTAAAACCACCGGCTGACCCGACAGAAACCTCAAATCCTGTAACCGACATTCAAAGAGTTTCGTTAGACGCAATTGAATTTCCAATTAGTAATGCTGTTTATGATAATAAAGAAGAAATTAAATATTTTTATGAAATATTTGAAAGAATATTTTTAACATCTAACTACTCAGGTTTATTAAGAAGTAATGGTAATACTCAGGATGCGGATAAAGTAACAGACGTTATCGCTGAAGCAGAAAGTATTAATATTATTCAAAGTTTATCAAATGATAATCCTTTTATTATTAAAAAATTAAAAGAGTTTGGTGTTAATGCGGGTAATTTTGAAATTTTGATGAGACATATCTCAAATGATGGAACAGGTGAGAGTTGGCAGAACTTTATTAGAGGTATCTTTAATACATCATATATTAAAAACAAAGTTAATAATTCTAGTTTTGAATTTTTAAGTCAAAATTTATTAAATGAATCTAAATCACAACCATTAGTTTCTTTACCGGGTGAAAAAAATATTAATGATTTTATATCAAATTCAACATCAAGTAATGTTTTTAATTTAACTGACACATATCCATTTACAAATTTTGCTTGGGTTAAAAGTGAGTTGGCGAATGGTAATTCAATTTCTGATATTAAATCATCGTATAATACAACAAAAGTGTTAACGTATAATACTAATAAAAAAATAATATCTAATTTTTTAGATATTACTAATGATGATAATAGAAGACCTTTTACTAACTTTTTATTTAATAATATTAAATCCCCAATTTATTATTTTGATTTAAAATTATTTTATGAAAATAGAAGTTTTGATTCTCAATTACCGACAGAAGGTAATTTAAGATATTTAAATTATTCAGGATTGGTGTCAAGTAACCAAACTGTGTCAATGTTAAACACTCCATATTTTACTAATTCAATTCAAGAAGGTGTTAAAAATTTTAGAAATGGGAGTGAATATCCATTTGTGGCGTCAGCTTATTTGTTTTTAAATAGTTTACCATTATCAACGCTTAGAGAAAAGTACAAAACTTATGAGACAAATTCCGTAACGGATTTAGACTATATTTTTGCAACGCTTAAAAAATTTGGTGCGGTACATAAATTACCATATGCTTGGATATTAAAAATTGGTTCTGTTTGGAACCGATATAAAAATTTTGTTGAGACAGGTGTTGATATTATTGATACATCGTGGTCCGGATTTAGTTATGTGCATAATTATGACCCTGTTACAAATTCTGCATCTAGAAATTATGGGTTAACAATTAACGGAGCTCAAATGGATATTGTATTAGAAAAAAATACAACATTAGGTCTTGAGACATCATCATTAATGAATACCGGATTTTACCCATTATTGATTAATGATTTTAATGTGTTTTATCAAGGGTTCCAAATTTATTCAGGTTATACCGATACCGATATTCAAAATGGGTTTAGTTCAGGTGTTACATTAAATTATGTGCCTGAAGCGATTATTAATATGCCAGAAGGGTTTGACCCGAATAATCCAAAAAGAGATTTAAGGGTTATTCCCTGGTCAGTTTATATTACAACATTAGATAAAACTTCATCATATATTATCCCATCACAAGGTGCTTTAATAAATCAGACAAGTAATGAATGTATTACTGAGGAAACAAATCAATTAAAATATGAGATAACTGGAAATACGGCAATGTATAATGGTTCTGTTAGATTATTTTGGTCGGCGCCTAACTATGGGTATTTTGATATTACTAAAGTTGTAAAACCAACACCTCTAAAATATTTAAAACAAGTTTTTAATCTTACCGGAAATACTAAACAAGAAAATTTTTCTATTAATGGAAAACAAGATGATTACACAGAAATTAGTGAAATGTTCTCAGTATTTGAAAAAGAAATTTTAGATAGTTTTGAGTCAGAATTTTTAAATTTTTCAAAATCAATTTATGATTTTGATAGTGAGTTTATATCAAACAGTGATACAGAAAGTACAAAATCCTTTAAGAATTTTCAAATGTTAATGAGAAATTTAATGAAAATACCTAAAATAACTGGTACGACAATAAATACTGAATTAGTTTCGGCTGTCCAAGAATCTCAATTAACTGTTTTATCTAACCTTTTACAATCATTTTTAAATTATGACGTGGTTTTTAAATATGGTAATCCGGCAAGTTTTGATAAAAGATTATTTTATACTTTTTCAAATGGGTTGATTGCTGACCCATATACGTGGAGTAAATACTCATTTCAAATACCAACTCCATTGCCGACATCAGGTGGTACAGTTACACTATCTCAATCTATTACTAACTATCCAAACGAATGGAAGGCGTTACAATTATATGTAGGGTTTTCAGAGATACCTCAATTACGTTATAGTAATAATGGTTCTTATATAACTGATTTCTTTGTTGATTGTAATATAGATTTTAGTGTTGATAATATTAAAACTTTTGCACCAATTATTAAAATTTATGCGACTCAAAAATTAAATGATAATACTTTAACATATAATAAATTTGTTAAATTAATGAATGAGTATATTGCGAGTACGGATAAATTTCAAAGTATTATTATTAATAAATTAATGCCTAAATTACAAAAACAATTACCGGATGTTGGTAGTACACCAGACGCTGTTTTGGCAACAGCTTTAGAAGGTCCTCAAACAAAATTAGAATATTGGGAATCATTTAAAGCATTAAATGATAAATGGATTGCGGGAAATGATTTTAAAACTAAGACACTTTTTGAAGATATTTTATTGATGGATAGAGCAAATAGAAATATTGGGGATAAAGTGTTAGTAGATATTCATAAATTGAAAAAAACGTTGACAAATATAAATCCTAAAACAAGTATGTTGATTTTTGTCCAAGATATTTTAGTAACAAATAATTTTGTTGTTATGAATATACCGTCTTATGTTAATTTTTATAATGTACAAGATGCCGTTAAAAATCCTGTACCAAAACCGGAAGGGACTATTGATTTTGCGAATACAATGTTTGGAACATTTTTAAATGTTGATTATAGAAATTCTTCGGCTAAAATGGTTTGTTTTTATGCTGGAAAACCAAGTGAACAACCGGATTTTAAAAATAATGCTAACGTAAGATTTAAAGGGGATTCCTTTGATTTAAGAAGAGCGAGTGATAATCCATTAATTGAAGACCAAATAGGTAAACAAGATTGGGATAAATCTAATAAAGTTGTTGGGTTTAATGTTGATGTGGGACCACAAAATCAATCAATTTTTCATGGGTTCCAAATAGACCAAAGTGCGGGGCAAGCAACTGCGGAGTCATTACAACAAACAGATGAATTAGTTAAACAATCGTCAGGTAAAGCGGCTGGTACTCAAAATGTTTCATTATATAACTTATATAAAAATAGAAGTTATGCTTGTACTGTATCTATGATGGGTAATGCAATGATTCAACCAACAATGTATTTTAATTTAAGACATGTACCAATGTTTAGTGGGGCATATATGATTCAGGAAGTTAATCATAGTATTGGTCCGGGAACATTTGAGACAGTTTTTAAAGGTATTAGGCAATCCATTTCAAATTTACCGGAAATTGATAGTTACATCCAAACATTAAAAACTAATTTATTAACGTCTATTATTGAGAAAAACAAACAAGATAAACAAGCGGCGATAAAAGAAAGTGGTACAAAAGGAACTGATGTTATTAGTCAAGCTAATGACAAGGTTAAACAAGCATCATCTAAAGAAGCTAATAGTGTGTCAACTAATCCAAATTGTAAACCAAAAATAAGTAATTATGAAAAATATGTTAATGTTAGTTCTCCAACAACAACTAAATCTAAATATAAAGATGCTATCAGTACAATTATAGTTCAAACTCAAGACCAAAAATTAAGGTATTTAGTTTTTGCGGCGATTTATTTAGGTTCGTCAAATGGAACTGAATTAGAAACAAAAGAAAATAACTATTCAGGTGTTAATTTATTACAAAATTGGGGTGCCACAGGAGAATCGTACTTTAATCAACAATATTATTGTATTTCAAGTGATGAGCCTTATTCAATTTTTTCAGATTTATCAAAACACGTTACCTTTTTAATTCAAAGATGGAAAGGTAGAGTTACACAATTACCTGAAATAACTGCTAAAGAGATTACTAAATTTTATACATTATATTTTTCGGCAAATGCTGAAAATATTGATGTTTATAACAAATTGGTTAAAGATAATCCGAGTCAATTAAGTCAGATGGAAACTAGTGTTCAACAATCTATTGACCTATTTAAAACCGGTAGTGGAAATGTAAGTGGGACGCCACCACCAAATACACCACCAACTACAAATAGTAATGAGGCACTTTTTGAAAATGCTAAAAAATTTAATACGGATTCGTTAGATAATCTTGTAATAAAAAATGATGTTCTTAGTGGTAGTTTTGAGGTTGGCAATCAAGATGAATTATTAACCCAAGACTATCCCGCTAAATTATATATTTCAGGAGGAATGAATAATGTGCAAATTGGTGCTTTTACAATAAAACCGACAACTAATAAAAATGTTGGAACATTTGTTTCTGTTACTAATATTAATGAAATTTTAGAAACGGCTAGAAATGACAAAACATATGAATTTACGCTTATAATTAAAATTAATGCGTTTCCGGATATTAGGTATGGATATTCAAGAGTTCTTTTACCAATTAGTTGTCCGGATGAAGATTATAAATATGGTCAAATAGTTGAGGTGGGTAAATGGGAGGCAATTAAAGATAATATTTGTTGTAATTGTTATAGTGAACCATATACAGGTTCAGAGATTATTTGGGACGGAAAACCGTGTTCAAGAAACGGAACAACATGTTAAATTAAATTTTTTCAAAATAAAAGATATTTATAAATAAAAGATTATGAACACGAAATTAATATTAGACAACTATTTAGGTAAAAATACCAGAAGTACCGAAAAAGATTTGGGAGATGGTTCTAAACAAGTATGTGATTTAGATACTGGTGACTGTTATACTATCAGAATGAAAGATGGTTTAATAGAAAGAGTTGATAACACATTAAATAAAAATAAAAAAATTCAAGTTGAAACTTTAACAGGTGTAAAACAACTATTAAACGGTTAATAACATGAAAAAAATAGACAATCAGATTTTAGAGGAAATCGCCAGATATAATTCAATTAATAATTATATTGTAGAACAAGACGCTACGTTACCCCCACCACCTGGTGAGGTTGACCCAAATGCTGCACCGGCTCCTGAAACGGCTCCACCGGCAGACCCAAATGCGGGTATGGCTCCACCAACTGCTCCTGCAGGTCCACAACCTGTGGATGTTGCGACTGACCCTGATGTTGAAAAAATTGGTGCAGATGAAAAATCTGAATCAAAAACTGAAGAAATGGACATCACTGATTTAGTAAAGTCACAGAAAAAAGTGGAAGAAAAACAGGAAGAATATTTTACTAACTTATTCCAACATTTAACGGATTTAGAATCTAAATTAGGAGAAATGGATGGAATCATGACTAAATTAAATGATTTAGAGGCTAAAGTTGAAAAATACCGAGAAAAAACGCCACAAGAAAGATTAGAGTTAAGAACATTGGATTCAGGTCCTTTTAATCAAAAACTAAGTCAATTCTTTGATGACAAGGAAGAAGATATGGAAAAATCGGGAAAAAATGAATATATTTTAACTCAAGATGAAGTTGAAGAATATTCTCCAAATGAAATCAAGAAAACCTTCAGAAATTTTGAAGATGAAACAAAACCATTTAAGCAACTAAGATAATTAAAATGGTCTCCGGACCATTTTTTTTTACAAAACAATTTGACAAACACACGGCTGACACTTATACTTTTATAAACCTTTAAATATTTTAAACACTATGGCGACAAATTCATTAGACGCAGTTTTGGCTCAATATGAGCAAGCAAAACAAGGTAGTACTTCTTCTACCTCAAAATTCACACAAGAAGAAAGAATGAAAAAATACTTCGCGGCAATCCTTATGGATAAGGAAACTCAAGGTCAGCGAAGATTACGAATCTTACCAACAAACGATGGTTCTTCACCATTTAAAGTGGTTTATTATCACGAGATTCAAGTAGACGGAAAATTCCAAAAATTTTATGACCCAGGAAAAAACGACAACGAACGTTCTCCTTTGACTGAAGTTTATGAGGAACTTCGTTCAACAGGAAAAGAGGAAGATAAAAAATTGGCATCAAATTACTTGGCTCGTAAATTCTATATCGTAAAAGTTATCGATAGAGATAACGAAGCGGACGGAGTTAAATTTTGGAGATTTAAATCTAACTACAAGAATGAAGGCATTTTCGACAAAATTATCCCAATCTACAGAAACAAGGGAGATATTGCTGACCCTGAAACAGGTAGAGACCTTATTCTTGAATTAACTAAGGCAAAAACACCAAAAGGGGCTTATTACACCGTAATTCAAACAGTAATGTATGATGATGCGGCTCCGGTTCACGAAGACAAAGTATTGGCTGATTCTTGGATTAACGATGAGTTAACTTGGGAAGATGTTTACTCTAAAAAACCGGTTGAGTACTTAGAAGCTATCGCAAGAGGTGAAACTCCAAAATGGAATACTGATAAAGGAGGTTACGATTATGGTAACTCTGATTCAGGTGAAATATCGTTTGGTGGTTCTAAACCATCTGCTCCGATTGACCCACAAGCGGGTGCTGAAGAGGACGATGATATGCCGTTCTAATCAAATAACTTAGACATAAATATAGGGCACTAAGACATACTTAGTGTCCTACTTGTCTACAAAAACTAAAAAATTAAATTAACATAGATATATGGCGATTAAAAAGAAAACATTCTCGTTAGAGGATATAAAGGGTAAATTCTCTACAAAAACAAAATACAAACCTGAAAGTTTCTATAACTGCGGTGAAGCTTTTATGGATGCTTGTGGTTTACCCGGACCTGTAATGGGGGGTATTAATATGTTCTTGGGTCATTCCAATTCTTCAAAAACAACGGCAATGATATTAGCGGCAGTTGATGCTCAAAAAAAGGGTCATCTACCTGTGTTTATAATAACAGAAAAGAAATGGAGTTGGGAACATGCCGTTGAATTGGGTTTACAGGCTGAACAAAATGAAAATGGTGAGTGGGATGGTCAATTTATCTTTAATGATAGTTTTGAAACAATTGAACAGTCAACTGATTTTATAAATGATATACTTGATGCTCAAGAAAAAGGGGAGTTACCTTATAGTGTTCCTTTTTTCTTTGATAGTATTGGTAGCATCCCCTGTCAAATGACATTTGACGGAAAAGGTGGAGGAATGCACAATGCTAAAGTTCTTGCGGATAAAATAGGTATGGGTATTCATTCTAGAATTTCAAAATCTAAAAAAGAGGACTATCCTTACTATAACACTTTAACTGTTATTGTACAACCTTGGGTTGAATTACCTGACTCACCTTTCGGCCAAGCGACTATAAAACCTAAAGGGGGAAATGCGTTATATCTTGCGGCTTCTTTGGTGTTTTTATTTGGTAATCAAAAAAATGCTGGTGTTAGTCATATTACCGCAACTAAAAATGGGAGAACCATATCTTACGCGGTCAGAACAAAAGTGTCTATATTAAAAAATCACGTAAATGGTATTGCTTATAAAGATGGTAAAATTATTGCTGTACCTCAAGGATATATTGCGGACACAAAAGAGGCTTTGGAGAAATATAAAAAACAATATTCTAGTTATTGGGGAGCAATCCTTAGTGGTACAGGTGAATTGGTGTTAGATGAGATAGGTGAAGATGATTCTGACGAATAAAAAAAAGTTGTAATAATTCTACTTTTTTATAATTTGTAGATATTTATTAGTATGGGAAGAAAGAAAAAAGAAGAAATTGAAAAAAAAGTTAAAATTGGTGTTTCGGTTGACCCCGAATTACCACAATACTTTAAGGATAAATCTATAAATTTATCTTCCCTTGTTAATAAATTATTAAAAGAATATATTAAAAATGGAAACTAAAGTTTGTAGTAAGTGTAATCTTAAAAAAGAATTGTCTAATTTTAGAAAAAGAAAAGATTCTAAAGATGGGTTTAGAACTGAATGTAAACAATGTTCTTATTTAGTTTGGAAAAAATATAGGGATAATAACGATGAAAAAATAAAAGACCAAAAAAGAAAAGAATATGTTGATAACCGGGAAAAAATATTATTAAAAGTTAAAAATTACCGAGAAGAAAATATTGATGTTATTAGGATAAAAGATAATGATAGGTCAAAAAAAAGATACCAAAAAGACCCAAACAGGTATAAAATATATTATGAGAAGAATAAAGAAAATATTTTAACTTATAAAAAAGAATGGTCAGAAAAAAATAAGGAGAAAGTTAAAGTAAAAAGAAATCTTTATCATTCTTTAAGATTAAAGAATGATGTTATTTTTCGATTAAAATGTGTGATGAGGTCTAGACTTTTATCGTTTCTTAAAACCCGAAACATCACCAAAAAAAACAAAACTTTTGATATTGTAGGTTGTTCCCCCCAATTTCTAAAAGAACATTTAGAAACCCAATTTACTGATGGTATGAGTTGGGACAACCGGAGTGAGTGGCATATTGACCACATCATTCCACTATCATCGGCAAAAACAGAAGACGAACTTTATAAGTTGTGTCATTATGAAAATCTCCAACCACTATGGGCGGAAGATAATTTGAAAAAGAGTAACAAAATTTTATAGTAACGAATACAAACAAACCAAGTGACTAAAACACTATTAGTGGATGGAAACAATCTACTTAAGATTGGATTTTGTGGGGTTAAAGACTTTTACCACAACGGAAAACACATAGGAGGATTATGGCATTTTATCAATACAATTAGACGTTTTATAGACGAACAAAATTTTGATAAGGTTGTTGTTATGTGGGATGGAGATAATAATTCATCCGCCCGAAAACTTATTTACCCCCAATATAAAGAAAAACGACGTATAACCGAAGATTTCAAAGATGAATCTTTTGAAGAACAGAAAGAGAGAATCAAACAATACTTGGAGGAATGTTATATAAGACAAATCAACGTAGATAATAACGAAGGCGACGATTTGATTGCTTATTATTGCCAAATCTCGGAGAACGAACAAAAAACCATCTATTCGGGGGATAAAGACCTAACCCAACTAATATCAGACAAGGTATCGGTATTTTATCCAAGAACTAAAGAAACTTATCATTTAGGTAGTAAAATCAAATGTGAATTTTACGAATTTCCACACGAAAACATTAAAACTTATAAGATATTGTCAGGAGATAAATCGGACAATATTGATGGGATATATGGGTTGGGTGAAAAGACACTTATAAAGTTTTTTCCTGAGCTACTTGAAAAACCGGTTTCATTTACCGATATTTTAGAAAAGGCGGAAATCCTTCTGAAAGAGAACAAGGATAACAAGACCTTACAAAATTTGTTATCTGGTAAAACTAAAAGTGGTGTTTATGGTGATGAATATTTTGTGATTAACGAAAAAATCATAAATTTATCAAACCCTCTAATTAGTGATGATGCTAAGGAACTTGTTGAATTGTATTATAAAGAAACCTTAGACCCTGATGGAAGGGGTCATAGGGGTCTTATTAAAATGATGATGGAAGACGGTTTTTTTAAGTATCTACCAAAGGGAGATGATGCGTGGGTAAACTTTGTTAGACCCTTTATGAAACTAACAAGAAAAGAAAAAAGAAATTATAAAAACAATTAATTAAAACTATGAAAGACCAAGAATCGGTAAAATTAGAATTCTTAATGATGGTAAATGATAACATCATTGTACAAAGATTTTTTAACGTGAGAGAGTTCAACAATGAGGCGAAATATTCGTTAGAACTTTATGAATTACTTCGTGAATTTAAAGACGATATTCAAACACAATTATCATTGAAAACCGTAACATATATGACAGACAATATGTACGAAATTGTGAACAATCCTGCTATTTTGGAAACGTCTTATACTGACGGTCCGGAGTACTTTAACATCTTCATCAAACAAAATGATGTGACAATTTGTCATAGACAGGTGGATGCTAAAGTATACCCTCCAAAGATAAGATATACTGTGGATGTACGCCCACACCTAAAAAACTTGTTGATGAACTTAACTGACATTTTTTCATCAAAAGATTTAACCAAAAAATATTTAGAAGTTAACCTAAGTGTATAGTATTTATTAATACACTAAAAGAAAAAATATGGCGTCAAACAAAAATTTCGAGTATCTGGGGAGTACCTTTCAGATACAATTATTAAACCAAATCATTATCGACAAAGACTTCTCAAGGTCTATTATAGATGTGATTGAAACAAGTTATTTTGAGAATAAATACTTCAAATTAATCATTCAAATGATTAAAGAATATTACACAAAATACGAACACACACCAACCTTTGACACATTAGAACAAATTACAAAATCTGAGATACAACAACCTCTAGCGGCTAAAATCATTATTGATACCCTTACAAAAGTTAAGGAGTCCACGCTTGAAGGTGCTGAATTTGTACAAGAAAAATCGATGAAGTTCTGTAAGCAACAGGAGTTACAGAAAGTAATGGTTAAAGCTCAAAAAATCATCGACACCGGTGAATTTGAGAGTTATGACACATTAGAGGAAATGGTTAGTAAGGCATTACAAGTTGGGGAACACGATAAGGGAACGGAAAGTGTTTTTAGTAACTTAGATGATGTTCTAAACGAAGATTATCGTCATCCGATACCGATGGGTATTCCGGGTATAGATAGACTCTTAAAAGGGGGGTTGGCTAAGGGTGAAATCGGTGTTATTTTAGCACCAACAGGGGTAGGTAAATCTACCTTACTTACAAAAATTGCAAATCACGCATTTAATTTGGGGTATAACGTTTTACAAATATTCTTTGAGGATAACCCAAAGATTATCCAACGTAAACACATTACATTATGGACAAAGATTCATCCGGATGAATTGTCGATAAAAAAAGAAGAGGTTATGATTAAAGTTCAAGAAATTAAGGAGAAAATGCCTAATGAATTGATACTTAAAAAATTACCCTCTGATACAATAACAATGATGCAGATTAAGAATCAAATCAGAAAAATGATTTCAGAAGGAATCAAAATTGATATGGTATTGTTAGACTACATTGATTGTGTGGTTCCGGATAAAAACTTGGGGGATGAATGGAAATCTGAAGGGTCTGTGATGAGAGGTTTTGAATCTATGTGTCACGAACTTGATTTGGTAGGATGGACAGCAACTCAGGGTAATAGAAGTTCAATATCGTCAGATGTTGTAACAACCGACCAAATGGGTGGTTCTATCAAGAAAGCTCAGGTTGGACACGTAATTATTTCCGTGGCTAAATCTCTACAACAAAAAGAAATGAAATTGGCGACGATAGCAATAACTAAATCCCGTATTGGTGATGATGGTGTTGTATTTGAGAATTGTAAATTTGATAATGGTATGTTGGAGAT